ACCGAATAGGTAGGTGTTTTCTTGTGAGAGACGCATGTCATAAATACCATCTTCTTCAATGTCAGAGAACGACCAATTGACCTCTTTTGAAGCAATCTTATCAAAGGTAGATTGTTCTACCTGAATCATGAAGTTTTGGCAATATTGCACTTCCGGCATGGGAATGTTGTTGAAGCGACCAGTCTGTACGTCAAGTTCACCGCAAGCCTTACCCATTCGCACAAGAGTTGTACCTGCAGGAATATCAGGCACTCGTGTCGCGTAATTAGTGGTCGGATCAAGATTGCCATTAACAGCATACACGGTAGGCATATTGGTGTCTTGTGTCTTACCACATACGCAAAGCACCAAATCAGGAACGTTATCGCTATCTGCATCGTAAGCTACGCCCTTGTAGTTATATTTGCCCTTTACACCTACAACACGAATAGTGTCATCCAGGGTAAACATGTTTACATCGTCAACCGGTAACGAAATAGATGCACCGGATGTCTGTGCGGTCACGGCCTTATTTGTTTTACAAGAAATGGGTCGTGTGCCAACACTGTAATATTGAACCTCAAACGACGAGCACGATGACGCCTTGGCATAACGTGAAATTTGGTCTATCGGAGTTGCCATCGGGCGGATCTTGACAATTCGTTTGTCAACATCCTGCATATAAAAATGCTCATCACCGTCTGCGCGCCCCTGCGTTTCGGTTGCGATACCTTCTGCGCCTTCCGCACCGGCTGTAGTTTTACCTGCATCGGGGAGTTCGGAAGCGGCTGCCATGAAAACCCCGGAAGATGCTCCACAAACGAGAGCAATCATACTCAGTAGAAAACTGAGTAGAAAACGAGTCGATTTCTTAACTGTCTCCATTTTTTAAATTGTTTATGTTATTAATTTAGGTTGATTTTATCGTTTGACAGGGGTACGTTTCTCACCACCTCTTTCAAAAATGCTCATATTGCCATCGCTGTAACGGTCAATTGCGCCAAGGTCGGGCACCGGTTTCCGTTGTTGACCGGCCCCATTCTTTCCACCCAAGTTCGCCATGCCATCACCCTGCGACTGCTTGCGAAGTTGCTCAGTGATTTTGGTATTCTTACCTCGCACTTCCCCCTCGGCTCCGGCTTGTTCCACATCATTATCGTAATTCTGTGCCTTAACAGCTAATTTGATAGCTTCGATGGAGATTTTACCAAGCATAATGTCTTTTGCGGTCGTAAACAGCCATGTCAGAGCGCTGTCAACCTGCTCATCACTCACGCCTTCATCCTTTTGAAGTTGATTCAGGTCATCAAGCGATTGTGCAATGTTGGTTTTCCATTGCTCTGCATACTCCATTTCCTTAGAGGCTTGCTCCATGTACTCACGATTCGCCTCAGCAATTTTCTTTTGCTTCTCAGGGTCATCAAGAGCTTCTTTTAGCTCGTCCCCATACATGCGCATCAAAACGACAACCGGGTCTTCGCCATTCTTCCACTCCATCATCAGACGTGCTGCATGAGGATTCTTTGAAAACATATCAGCAAATTTCCCCTCACGCTCTCTGTACTCGCCGAGCTCTTTGTCGTACTGGTCGTAATCGTCATTTATTCGACCAAACACCTGCTCATCATCGTCAAATTGCTCATCGGGATATCTCCCCTTCAAGCGTAACAACGCCAGGTCTCGTTTGCTCTTAACTGTTTCTGTATCAGCCATAATTATTAGAAATTAAATTATTCCCATTTATTCTCCACAAATATACATTCAAATCCCTCAGTTGAATTTTTATCTTTTACCACTTATCTTATAAATTTGCCTGTATCACAAGGAACACAAATAACCAAAAAATGAAGAACTTCGGCTGTAAATCTGAATATCATCAGGAAAGAACACACGATTTATTACGTGCCTATTTCCGTTATCTGGAGACATGCGACATTGTCCGCATGTCCGATGTGTTTAAGCATGTTGTAGAAATGCCGGCTGCTCGTTTCTGGGTATCAATTCCTCGTGCATCTGTCGTGGTTGCCAAGATTGACCGTGGCGATGATTTACTTTATATGTGCGCAAATAAACGTGAAATGTTCTTTGAAATCCATAGTCGTGTATGTAAGCTCCGTGCGAAACATCCCACATGGACACTTAGACGATTAGTCGACCATGCTATATCCCAACCGGCACCCAAATTCTACGTTGCTCCAGGCTCAGCTCGTATTCTGATTTTGAAAGCAAGAAAACAATGGTTCGCAGACAAATCGAAAAGACTTCGGGGCTACTAATCTCCGTTATCGTCATAGCAATAACAGTATTCTATTCTCCGGACTACACTGTTGTTGGCATAAGCCGAGGTTGTAAAATCATACCTCGGCTGCTGTATTCGTTTGTTCACGTATCAACTGTTCACGCGATGTTAAATGCCTGGTGTCTTGTGTCAATCATGTTTCTCTACGATGTTTCTTGGCGAAAGTTATTGCTTGCCTACGTCATCGCAGTTTCCCTTCCCAATATCCTTCTGACAGCAACACCAACAGTGGGATTATCTGCCATATGCTTTGCGCTACTCGGCTCGATCACGCCCCAGGTAAAAGCAAAACTGTATTACAGCATTTGTATGGCTGCATATATCGTATGCGGATTCTTAATACCGCAAGTCAATGGATTGATTCATCTTTACAGTTACGTCGCCGGACTGATGGTCGGCCTCATTACAATGCCCATACAATGTTCCAAGAGGTAAAAGAGATTCTCGCGATTAACCAACAACGGATTGATGAAATTCATGCCCCATTCAATCCTATTACCGGTAAAGGCTCTGTGGGGGAACGGTTTGAATGTCTTATTCCTGATTTCCCTATTAAACGGCAATATCTTCCTGTAGCTATGCAGAAAGTGCCACTCGTAAAGCAAATACTCTCAGTCGGTTCAATCGAGGCATTCCTATGCGACAAATTAGGCATGGAGTATGACACGGATGAAGCATACTCAGCTGACCGTTTGAAGGTTATTGAACAGTTCGTACGTATCCGTATACGTCACGATTTCCCATTTTGGGCTGCTACCTACGTGTGGATTAAAAACAAGGGCGGTGGTGACGATGTTCTGTTTCGCCTCACCAGACCACAACGCAAGTTTGTAGAGAAACTTGAAGAAAAACGTCTCGCAAAACAACCGATTCGTTTAATCCTACTCAAAGCGCGACAGTGGGGTGGCTCCACAACATCTCAACTATATATGGCTTGGCTACAACTTGTACATCGTGTTGGATTAAACTCTCTGATAATCGCACACCAAACATCAGGCTCAGATGAAATTCGCGATATGTTCAACCGTATGCTCGACCGATACCCGATTGAAATGCTGTATAAATTAGGCGCAGATTTCAATGAGAATGAGGCAAAGCTTGTCGGTGTCGGAATGTCTGACCTTATACACTCGGTACCGCAACGTAATTGCAAGATAAAGATTGGCACGGCTAAGAATCCCGATTCCTGCCGTGGCGGAGACTACAACCTGGTACACTGTTCTGAGGTGGGAGTGTGGGAGGCGACAGAAAAGAAAACTCCGGAACAAATTGTGCGCTCGGCATGCTCCGGTGTGCTACTTAAACCATACACAATGATTGTGTATGAATCAACGGCCAATGGCACCGGCAACTTCTTCCAACGGGAATATGATGCAGCCAAGAAAGGCGAATCACAATTTGAAGCGATGTTCGTATCGTGGTTTGACATCGAACAATACTCACTGGACTTTGATAGTGATGAGCAAAAGCAACATTTCGCTTTTCGGCTATACGACAATCGTAATAACAACAATGCGCAATCAGACCGCATGGAGAGTGGGTGCTTTCTTTGGTGGTTATGGGAGAAGGGTGCAACTCTTGAAGCTATTAATTGGTACATTCAGGAACGAGCAAAATGTGGTGAGCATGCGATTATGGCATCGGAGTATCCATCAGATGATGTAGAAGCATTTGTTCACTCAGGCACTCGCGTGTTTGACAAATACAAGGTGGAAAATTTGCGCTCTTCATGTAAACCGCCTATGTATATTGGAGATGTTTATGCCGATTACGACGAGGGCAAGAAAGCCCTACAAAACCTACGCTTTCGCGAGGACAAACAGGGTTTGCTCTGGGTGTGGACTCCTCCTGAGATTGATTCGACAGAGAAGGTGACAGACAGATACCTGACGGTAGTTGATGTCGGTGGTCGTTCGCACAAGGCCGACTGGTCTGTAATCGTAGTGTTTGATCGACTTTATATGTCTGATGGAGGAAAACCTGTTGTTGTTGCTCAATGGTACGGACATATTGACATCGACTTGTTGGCGTGGAAAGCAGCTCAAATCGCAGCATACTACGACAACTCCCTGCTCGTAATCGAATCAAACACCCTTGAAACCCATGATGCTGAACGCGATGTCGATGGAGACCAATCTCAATTCATCCTTAACCAGATAAAGGAAGTTTACCCGAATCTCTATGAGCGCAAACAGTCAGAAGAGGCTATCGTTGAAGGAGCCCCCAGACGCTACGGATTCCATACCAATGTGGCTACCAAGCCAATGATTATATCAACACTCGTCAAGGTTATTCGCGAAGCTATGTATGTTGAACGTGATGAGCGGTGCATCGATGAATATAACTTCTACGAGAAACGTAAGAACGGTTCCTTTGGAGCAATTATCGGCAAGCATGATGACTTGCTGATGACTCGCGCCATCGGTCTACACATCTGCTTCTTTGAAATGGATGTACCCAAGATTGTACCCATACAACGAAATACTAACCGTAACCGTCATAAGCCAATTTCGGCGGCTACATTCTAAACAATATAACGCTATGAACATCTTTAGTAAAATTAAAGCAAGTCTGCGACTTCGAGAGGCCATTAAAATGGCAAAGAAAGCACATCGTCAAACCGGCAACCGCTACTACGTGATGCCATCTGTTGGCAGTGGCGGAAAACTCATCGTCATGGATCGAAAGAACTTCCGTCGTCTCAAACTAAAGAAATATATCAACAACAATGCGCATGTCTTTGACATGGTACGTGAGTGCTTCTACTGTACTCCATATGCAAACGGTGACCAATATTTATCCGAGGCTGACCAACATAAGAAGGTGAAACAATATTTTGCCTGGCTTGAGTATGAGCGCAAACAAAAGAAACTACGCAAACAACGCAATCATGGGAAGGTACGACGTAAGCAAGAAGATTAAGCATGACATCAACGGCATCGCCACTCTAAGTCACGACCCTATTGCCGTTGAAAACATCAGAAAGGAAAACGTTACTAAAATTAAGGGTGTGACGAAGGGCTAATATCTATCCTCTGACAGCCGGATACGGTAAAGGCGGACATCAAATAAGTTGTCCGCCTTTACCGTCTAAAAGATTATGCTTGTAACATTTGTTGGGCCTGTTGCGTGTTCTGCATATTAGCGGTCTGTTGGGCCTGTTGCAACAACTCAGGAGAAACCGCATCCGGTGTTTGCCCCTGAGCCAGCTGTTCTCTCTGCGAACGGATTGATTGTAAGAGTTTATCAGCAAACGGGTAGTCACCATGTTCAAGCAGCTGTTCCACGCTGATAGCTCTGGCTTGCCACAACTGCATCAGAATGTCGTTTGCCAACTGACGATAAGCCGGAGTATTTGTGCTTTCCACAATGGAAAGGTCAAAATCCATATTGAGTATATCCTTGGCGTTATAGCCGACCCATGCATCACTCCCAACAATGTTGTTCACACGACCTACATCGTAGAACTGTTGCATGTTCTTGACATCCTTGATAGCACCATCTTTGATAAAGCTACTGAAACATTCCAATATATCAAGCAATGATGTCGTAGCGTTCTGAGTCTGCTGGTTGTATAGCGCTGCGCTCGTGCCACTATAACCCGGTTTCCCTTGAAGTGCTCCGTTTACACCTGAGATGTCCTCAAAGAATTTCAACTGCAAGTTTAACAACTCCGTAATACCAATCTGAGTTGCATTCTGCGCAATCTGCTGTGGCGGTTGCACACCGGATTTCGGTTTATAATATACGATGCCGTCAAACTTGCCCCATTCTTCCGCAATATCCTCCATCGACATATTATCAGGTTCACAGCCCTCAGGGAATAAGAGGACACCTTTGGCGGTTGCACGCATGATAAAGTCATACAATGTAATCAATCGGTTCGTGTATCGTTGTTGGTCAATCACATCTCCAACAAACGAATGTATTTCGCCATCAATAAACGGATATGCCTTGAATACGTATGGATGGCTCTTATGTTCATACAGAGTCTCACCCTCATCAAGTATATCGCCGAAGGGAGTCAAGTAATAATAATACCAATAGTGGTCTATCATCCATGTTGCCTGTATTAACGGTATCTCCGCATCATCCACTCCCTTAGCACGACCACGTTGTAATCGGTCTGCATTTACAGCATCAACCATTTCCGGCTTATCTTCAGCGTCGATTTTATAAAAATCACCTGTATTATAATCGTGACATTGATAACGGGGTTTCGATTCCTTTCGCCACACTTCGATTACCCTGCATCGCGTCGGGTCATTTGTAAACAGGAAATCAATATTCTCCAATCTGGAATAGCCAAATCGACCGGCATAATTGCTGATATATTGCTTGCTATGTGCAAATGAATATATGTTTTTAAACTTGGTATAATCTTCCGGAGTCTTCGCAAATTGAGAACATAGCGTATCGAAATCAATGTCATGTATTTCGCCTAAAAACGACACGTCCCAGCCTCGAAAATCGCGCATATTGTTGTCTATGAAGAAATTGTCAGGATTGATATAATCCGTCCAACAATCGAACTTCTCATTTCTCCAAGCGCACGATTTGCGATATACGACCAAGCCTCCGATAAGAAAATCTTCCATCGATCGGGCATTGACTTCGGCCATACAATTCAGCTGCATATTGTACTGCAACATGGTTGTCATGGTCTCACCCAACTTCTGCTCATTGCGGTCACGAGAGTGGCAGGTGGGCTCCTTTGATTGACTGCGATATACGCCAATCACATTCCTAACCAAGCGACGAATCAAGTTGTTCTTCAACGGGACATTACCCTGTTTGCCAATGTATTCCTCTTCGGTCATGCTCTCCCCATCGACATCTATTATGTCCCGCCATTGATCTCCATAACAATATCGCTTATTGCGTTCACGGTCACGTCTGAATTGGTCCATACAGTTCCAATAGTGTTGCGCTTCCATCAACACATCAAAAGCACGTCGCTCTCCTCTTGCCTTTGAAAAAGCAATCGAATCCATCTCAACATTAGACGGACGCACACGGCTCATGCGTAATAATCTCTCTTTGGGCATATTTTTCTACGTTTTAGAAGGGTAATACTTGTGCAAAAGTACATTACACAAGCATTACCCGTTGTTTAACTATTCCCCCTCGCCACTTTGTTGAGCAGCATTAACCTTTGCAAGGTATGCATCAGGTTCGCGCAAGGCCTCCACAAGGTTCTTCATATAGGAATACATTTCCTGTTCAAGTTCCTTCTTTTGCGCCTCATCTGTTTCGGCAGCGATTGCTTCTCGATACGAATCCATACCACTCTTGTACGCATCAAAGATTACGTATCTCGCAAACTCCTGAGAGTTCTCCAGGAAATTAACCTTTTCAGCATACTCCATAACACCGTTGTCACGAGCTTTCAGATACTTGCGGTATAATCGTTTGGTTTGATTGTACTCATCTAAGTAGTTGAAGTACTCATTTTTGAGTTTGCGATAGGCTGTGCGTTCATCTCCGGACTTCACAAGTCGATTTGCCAACGGCATGTTGCGCCACTCAAAGTCACGCTTCCCAATTGCTGTTTCCCCGGCTTTTTTAATCTTTGACGGGAATGTGTACATACCACCGAAATAACCATTGAGGATATATTCAAGCTTTGACGGATTGATGTCAATTTTACCTTTCTTGTAGTCATCTCCACCTGTCGTAGCATTAAGCCATCGTGCAAAGTCCACCAACTGTTTATCGGTGCTTGCATAAGCCTTTGCCCATTCCGGATCATCCTTATTAAAATAGGAATCCCGATAGATGGGCATTCCGGTCCAAGATCGATTTAATATGTATGCTTCGGCAACAGGTTTCAACGCACTCGGAATGAATGGTTGCCAACCGCCACCGCCTTCAAGCATATCAAGTGGCATGATTTGTGATACTTGACTCAGAATCTGGAAAGCCAGTTCCTCATCGTTATATCTTTCATGGTTGGATATGACACCTGTTGTCAGTTCACCCAATCCATATAATGCACGCGATTCAATCGGCAGTGGTATTGTTATCCATTGTTTGCCGGCCTTGATGCAAATATTCGAGCGACGTATGTATTCAGGCAAATTGTAATATTCATTCTCATCACCATCATCGCCACTACCGCTCATCATCATGGCCAACAACGGAACTACAACGCCAAAACCGTACAGAGCTGCAGCACCTGCAGACAATTTTACGGGATGTCGTTTACCGGCACGCAAGTTATTGGTCACACCTTGTACACCTGCGTTCCAAAAGACCTGCGAGCAGCTCATGATGCCACCGATAAACGCGCCTGTCTGGCCGAGTGTTGTTTGTCCTGTGGCATTAATCATCTTACCACCACTGCCTTTCTTATTGAAGTTCACACTCACCTCCTTAGCGTCATAGACGCTGCGGTCAATGCTTCGCCCATATTCTCTGGAAGTGAGAAATGCTGCAAAACGCGCACAGTTCTCAGCTGACCTATTTAGCAAGTCAAATACCATACCGATGGCTGTCCACACCCTACGACCAACGTTGCCAGGCCCGTTCAACTCTTTTGTGATATTGCGCTTGTAATTCTCAATATCACGAACGTTTGTGTATCCGGTCTCACCACCATTCAACATAAACTGTTTGAATTGGCTTTCAATTCCATCATAGTCTGATAAAGTGCCTTTCTCCCATTTCTTGAGAAGAGTGAACATCTTCGCCGGGTTCACTCTCGCAAAGTTTTTATGAAAACTCAATGCATAACGAGGACTCTCTTTGACCCATGCCATGCAGTTTGAATATATCATATCACGGAAGAAGTTGCTGACAACGAAGTCAGGATTACGAGTCGTGTAGAACGCTGCTAATTGTCGATTGATTTTACTGCCAAGTTTTATGAGATTGCCGATAGCACCATTGACGTCAACATCCGGGTTGGTCAGGCCATTGACGGCTTGCGCAGCTCTCGGATTCCCATTAATGGTAATGACATAGGTGCGTCCGCCGCGTTTTACCAACACCTGATGCTCGCGGAGATTGCCCTTCACCACTTTGTAGGGGACATTAGCTGCTTCACGGCCACGTTTGTATTTGTCCGGCTCATTCTTTTTTAGTGCCTCCATTGTAGCCTCAAAGTTCTCAATCTTACGTTCCACTTCCTCGGGTGTATCGGAGGGGTCAAGATCTGCGAATACAGGCTCCCAAAATCCGGTAGCATCATCCTTGCGTAGCCAAAGGTCTTTGACGCTTGCTATGTCACTCGGATGATTCAACACGAAGTTCAGGAAGCGCTGCTTCATCAAATTTCGGTTGCCTTGTCGGATTGCCTCATCAGCCATCATAGCAATTGTGGCAATCGGGTCGTCAGCCAAACTTTCACGGCCTTCCGCTTTTTTCATCACACTACCGCCAATCGTTCTATTGTCGTTAGTAAGATAGCCATACACCTCATCACTGGTTGTTTCAGACCAACCTCGCAGTGGAATATAGAACCGGTACATATCACGAACCTTATCAAACGTCTCCTTGCTAAGGATCCCTGATAAGTACAACTTCTCCAATGTCGCCTTAGTGGCTGTATTGATAGCTTCCCAAAGGTTGGATATGTCATCAGGCAGATGATATGTCTCATAGTCATCAACCCAATGTTGCGCTATTGCATCTGCATCCATCCAATCCATGCCTTTTGTCAAACCGATAAGACCGGCAAAGTCTCGGCGCCATGACTCTCCTTTAGCGCGAGCCTCGTCACGCATATATTGATTACGCTCCAAACCGTGTTTAGCCATAATGTAATTCACGAGCTTCTTGCGCTCATCCTCACTTTTACCGGTGATGCCACTGATAGTTTGAAGCAACGGCTTGAAGTATTTGACATAGTATTCATGTTGCTCACCAACGTTCATGCTGCTCATTCGATTCTCGAACAGATATGCATTCTCATAACCGGGAATATCCTCGATGGCAACATCTCTATCCAACACAGATTGCATGAACCGCTTTAATCCAAGCATTGAATCTTGTATCGCCTCATGGAACTGATAAGAACCTGACCAAACAATAGAGTTATACCACACACGATTATACATTCTTTCTCGTTGTGTATAATCCAAGCTGTCACGGAGCAAATACTCCGATTCAGCGGCATTGCCATTGACATTATCGTTCTTACTGTAGTCGCCAACATGAAGTTTATCCTGCATGGCCACATCGGCTGCTTCACCCAAAATGCTTCGATAGCGACCCGGCTCTGCAAGGTTTTCATAGCTACGCCACAAAATGTAGCGGAGCTCATTGTCCGAAAGTTCAATACCTCGCTTACTATAACCTTCAAAGCCAATCTTCTCCAGCATATTCAGGAACCTGTTTTTTATCTCTCTCCACCATCCGGGGAAACTGTGCATCTCGCCAAATTCGGTATCCTCAGCCAACGATGCCAAATACTCCTCGGTAGCAGTACGAAAATCCCAATCTTTCTTGGCAGCCAACGCTGTTATTCGACGACGAATTTCAGGCTCGGCTGCTTCAAACACGTTGTCCAAGAATGTATTGAAGTGTTCTCCAAACATTTCGCGCAGCCCATAGTGACCAACAGCCTCGTGTAATAAGGTCTGTTCGATGTCAAATTCTCCGCTATTGTTCGACAGAATAATAGTTATTTTGCCGGTCTTACGATTGAAGAACCCTTTGGCCTTGGCTCGCTTGCCGGTCAATCCGGTAGCATCAGGCACAACTTCCACATTCGTTAGGTGCAACTTCTCTGAAAGGTCTTTTACGCGCTGTTCCATCAGTTTGCGCTGTCGGGCTGCAAACTTCTCCTGTTGTGCTTTGCTGAAACGGTTCTTGCCAACAAGGCGTGATGTCATGTCGTTCATGAACGACAACTCCTCATCGTTGTATGCGCCGTAGCCATCGCCTTCGCGCTCCACATCGTCTGACAACTGAATGGTAGGCTCATCGTCAAAATTCTTGACTCCATCTTTGTAGGACAAGTCCTCCTTCACTCCATGAGTTCTGGCTATGGTATGTGCTTCATTTTCGCTCAAAGGACGAATGATACGCATTGCTCCACTAATCACCCAACGTTGATTGGGATTGGCATTGCTGTTGGTGCGGAAGTCATAGAAGCCATTGGTTGGAATGCGCTCTGGTAAATCGCCCTTTAATCCTTTGTAGACATCCTCGCGACTCATGTTGGGGTGCTCAAGCAGATAACGTTCTCTAACTTCATTGTTATAATCGTTATCGGCGGCTATCTCAACCATAAACCAGCGCTGATTTGGCTTGCGATACATTGCCTCGCCACCGTTCTTACCGGCTCCTATATGACGTGCGCTCGGCACATCGGTTGCATGCCAACCGGGACGCAGAGCGAATGGTGTGACGCCACCACTGCCGTTGATTCCGATAGTGTGATACTGTCGGGCTCCATCGGCATCCTGTGTAACCGACATCCATCGTTGAGCAGCATCTGTTGCTGCGTTAACAGCCTTCTTCGATGGCATACCCTTGAAGCTCCAACCACGTGCACCTTTCACATATTCCGTCGGGATACGGTCAACGACCTTCCCTTTGCTATCGATAAGGTATGAGTAGTTTGGCTCAAGTTTTTCCAGGTCTTTCATCTGAGGCGAATCGGCGTCGTACCAAACCGTACCCATCTTGAGTGCGTTAGCTGAATCGATGAACAGTGCGTGAGGAGCACCGTTGGCATCTACATCAAACAACTTGTACATTACCAATGTTTTCTTCGGAGCCGGTTCCTCTCGCTCTCGCAATAGAATATCCGCATCTAATTCCTCAGCATTTTCATTCGTTGTTGCCTGACTTTCAGAATTTTTTCGTACCTTTGCTCCATCTGAAGCTTCTGAATCAAAACTGTGTGCGCCTTCGGGCGTGTTAGCATCACTTTGTGCTCTGCGAGACGCGATTGATTCAGGAGCTTTCTTGTTTGTATAGAAGTCGTTAAATATCTCACGATTATCCTTAACTTCAGTCACCACGGTGTAGGTGGTTCCCTTGTCGTCGGTCATCTTGTATTGATTCAACGTTGCGCTTCCTCGCTGCTTTTCAACGCGGTCGCCTTTGGCCAGAACTTCGGGCACAAGCTTTAGGTCCTCGGCATTAATCACGCCAACACCTGTGCCGTAGTGGCGATAGATGCTATGTTTCGTCCCGGCTCCGCCTTCGCTGCCCTGGCGCATGATGATGGTGCGGGTGCCGTCCTCGCGCTCCACTGTGATGCGAGTATTGTCTTTTTCACCTGTGAACGCATCCACAACTGCACGTTGGCTCTCATCAAGTTTGACACCTTTTAGTTTCTCCTTGATTTCGCGCATTCGTCGCGGTACACGACTACCCATCTCAAATACATCCTTGTTGGCATCCGAGTTAAAAGCAGCATTGCTGACATAACTGTCGTACAAATGCCCGTTGAATTCATCAAGCAGAGTATTGAAGGCTCGGTCCAGCACTGCATAAGCATTGGTTTCCTCCAAAGCTTCCTGACGAGGGATGGAAATGCCAAACAACTGTTTAATGCCATTAATCAGATAACGCCAGAGTTTCTTAGCCTTCAAACGAGCCTTGAAAACGGGATTGGCCAGTTCGGCCATCATCTCGTATGCACTCGATAAGCCATATTCTGCGTTGTCGGAAATCTTGGTGCCTTGACGCAAACTTGCAATGACTTCCGGGTCATCCTTGATTGCCTCATACACATCAAAAATATCTTGACATGCATCAATTTGTGCTTGGCTGAGACCTTGAGTTACTCCCATTTCATAGCGCTGCATCACATAGCACGTAACGGCATGAATCATTTCATGCACAATGGTCGATGCCTTCTCCTCGTTTTTGATACGCAGAGAGTTGAACAGAGCGTTATTCAGTTCAATGGCATTCTTCCCCGGAGCATAGTGTGCAACTGTGTTATCACTACTAAACTTGCTTGTGTCGCTGACAACACGGAATTTCAGACCGTTAATCTGCGAACACACGGTCGGCCAATGTCGAAAGTTCAACATTATCGGAGTTTAGCGATTTGAATGCGTCCTCAAATTCATCAACGGTCATTTCACCTCTGATTTCATTTTCAACACGTCCTTCTGCGATGTTTTTTATCTGCATGTCGGTCTTACCCAAAGCTGCACTAATCATATCGGCAAAAGTCCCATACGCTTCTTGCAACGCCGGGAACATTTTCTCATCTCTGAATCGATAGTTGTTGAATTCCGATGCCTCGTCATAACTCATATTTTGAATCCTGCGCAGCAATTGATACTGTCGTGCCAGGCCTTGGATGTGGGAGTAATTTCCGTCGGCTATATCCCGATAAGACATACTAAAGCCATTATAGAAGCTTATACCTCCGGCCGGATTTACGGTTGGAACAGTTGCGCTATTCTTCACGTAGAAAGTAATGCCACTATCAGAACTATAGATGTGAGGACGCATCTTTCCGCTGATTTTTATTTTTGCGAGCACAGGCGAGTCATTGAGTTTTGTTGCAACCTTCAATACACGTTTGCGCACCCTGAATTGCTTATCAATGGTTCTTGGCGGTACATCAATAGCTTTCAGGTCGGCGAACAGTGAGCGCTGGTCTTTTCTGTCGCTAAGGTCAATTGTAACCTTTTCGCCCATTCCGTCACGCAACGTTTTGTTCGAGACCTTATCAATAACAACTACCTTTGCCTTGTTGCCATTGAATACGAAGTCGGGTAGTGCTATCTCTGCCGACACGACAGCTGCGCTCTCGCCAAACAGTCCCTGTAACTCCTGATCGGCTGATACGACCGCAACGATACGACCACCTTCTTCGAGATGACGCCATGCCTTCATAAGGTTTCGACTGTCGTTGCTCTCATTGACCTTTATCAATGATTGTCCATCGTTAATGACACTGTGAGGTCCGCACATAACAAGACAGTCGGTCTTGTTGGTTACCGCATAGTTCTCAAATGAGTCCTCGATAATTTTACGGCCACCTCCGCCAACCAATGCTGCAAGTTGTGCAACATTGTGCATATCATCCTCAACGACAACGAGGCGTGATTTGCCGGGCGCATACCGAGCAATGGTACCACGTCGTGCGTAAGGCACTGTGACCGATTCACCCGACTCCGATTTTGCCCATTCCATCATCTTGTAGCCTATCGGATTAGGCACCTCCATGTCATCAAAGTTCTCAGGCTTCTTTTCGCCTGCCCACTCATCGTAATCGGTTACCGCATCTTCGTAACCGGTCTTATTTTGCATAGCTCTGTCATCAAGAACCTTGCCACCTTTACCTTGGTTTTTACCAACAGGTATCTCGCGAGAACCGAGAACCGCACGCATGATAGAGTCACGCAATCCACGCGACTTACTACCGAGAGCAAGATTCTCCTCTGTCTGTGAACGGCCGTTGATACCCATTGCGAACTTGGAGATTTCCAAGTCAATACCCAATATCGGATATTCAAAGATGGCATCGCTCCGGCTACCGATACGATAGATACGACCTTCCACCTGAACAAACTCAATTGGCGATTCCGGTAATGCCAACGACATCAGCACACGTTGGTGTTTCCCGGTCTTGTCATGCAAGTCGATACCTTCTTTCGCCGATGCAATCTGACAAACCATGATTTTACATTCAGAGTTATCATCATTGAATCGTTCTCGACCATTATCCTTGCTTCTTTGGTTGACATCACCATTGAACTCGGCCACAGCAGCTGCTTTGAGTTTCGGCATCGGTGGATGTTTCTTCTGCTTGCCACCTTCCTTGTTCTCAGCATCAATCTTGGCACACTTATTCATCCACTCATGAATTTCCTTGGCATAAGTGGCCTTCTCCTCCTCAGTTGCAAAAGCTTCCACAATTTGCTCATTGGGGAAACTGTAATTAATCGTTTGTTCCCATCTTAAAAGGTCGGCATAATCTCGTTCAAATCTCTCGGCAAGAGGTTTGAGACTGGGATTACGTTTCGCTTGTTCGATGCCTGTTACAAACGGTGGCACAATCGGCTCGGTTGAATCTCTACGACGGTGATATATCGCCACCTTTCGGCCTAATGCCAAGTGTTGCTTTATTCGTTCAATGCTCTGCTTTGTTTTAATAATCTCAAACAGTGCAGTCATGGCCGGATAGTCGTTAAGCAGATGCTTAAACGCGCTCGCAAGCTCTTTATACTGACCTCGTGTCAACTCGCTAATAGCTTTGTTGATGCGTTGGCTGGCCGGGTCATTGAGTAACGGGAATTCGCGCGAGTAATCATACTCACTGTCAAGTGCACGACCACTCATTACATTCAAATCATTTTGCAAGTAATCCGAGAAAGCAATTTCCTCCTCATTCACCTTATTCGGATCAGTGATTGCCTGCTCCGATTTGCGCACAACATCACCTTGGCGAGTGCGGCTATGTGATGAGCCGAATTTGTTCATCACAAACGAGCCTTGTCGTTTTCTTCGCTCCTCCTTGGTCTCATAAGCCGTAGTTTCACCGTTTCGTGGATAAGAGAATATATAACCCTCGGCATAGTCAAGACTCAAGGCAGTGTTGAACGGTGTCGCCGATAGGAATACGACCTTGGTGCGGTCAACATCGGCCTGTGCCTTCTTTAGCTGTTCTGATGAAGCTAAACTGTTTCTGACAACCGACTCCTGTTCAAGTTCATTACTGAGCTGCTCATGCTCAAGAGCCGACAGTTTCTCCTGAATTGCTTCTTTGGTGCCATATACACGTAATGCCTTAATATCTTCGGGGCTTAAATCCTTGGCCGGTAAATCAGCTTTCTTCAAGAGTTCACGCACCTCCTTCATTTCAAAAATGATTTCACGACCACGAATGAATAGGGGAGTGTTCTGCAAATTTCGCAGCACGACCTGTTGAGCATCACGATTTGCAAGCATGTGGTGCATCTGAGCACGTGATGTCTCTGTGCCATTCTGATTCTCCATCAACTTGTGGCTCTCGTCATAGATGATAAGGTCAAAAGTATCCTCCAACAAAGCATAGTTCTGATACATATTGGCATATTGTGTCACAACCACACCGGAGCCTTTCGACTTAGTATCAGGCAGCATTGTTGCTTCAATACCGAGATTCTTGGCATCGCGAATGAAGTCACGAATTTTACTCTCTTGCGCCGTAACAATTAAGATGCGCTTTTTGCCTTGTTTCAAGAAACGTTTTGCGATGCCAAGCCCGGTGTATGTTTTGCCGGTACCGGTGCCGTTCGTAAACATGTAGCCCTTACCGTTGCCATGCTCTGCATCTTTGTGGCTGTCGTCAAAGAACTGTATCTCCGCTTTCTCAACATCCTCCTGCTGTGCAGGTAATAAGAATGGTAGTGATTCACGAATATTGTCAAGGTCGCACAAGATGGTTTTTGTGCCTTCGGCCTTTTTTTGAAGCTCGCGTTTCTCCTCGATGCTCATCTTCATGTGTTTGCGCAGTTCCTCTTGCTCCATGCGGTCGGCCCACTCGGAAACTTTATGAACCTCACCATCGATATTAAAGGGGCAATCCCACATCGCCTTAATGAACTCATCAATCTGCTCGGGAGTTAATTGCGTGCTGTTAGATAAGATGGCATCCAATCGGTTATGCATCTCCTGACTCCAACGCTTGAGCGTTCTGTAACCCATACGCACCAAGATACCTCCGATTTTAGCAGTCACAGCAAAGACCTTGGCAGCATTGACACCAAAATTGGCCATCAATGTTGTCACATCATACAGCTTGTCCCGTTTGGGATTAATGCTATCCTTGAGAAGGTCTTTCAAGTTCTCAATTTCAGCATCAAGTTGCGATTTTAAATCGTCGTCACTTACAGTTTTGGCTTCATCAGGCCTTGCTCCATCAGTGTCAGAAACGCCTTTGCTGCTTCCACGTCCTCGTCGGTCGCCTGGCCGAGAAGATCCATTGTTCCGACGTACACCGCCTCGTCCACGTCGTGAATCTCCGGAATTACTCCGTGGAGCCACCGATTCTCCGGTAGTTGAAGGTACGCCGATATTGCTTCCTTCTCCATCACGTAGAGCCACATCTCCCTCACTATTCTCTCCGCGAACTCCGTCTCCGGGTACATCTTCGACACCGTTTGCGTTATCCACTTGCACACCTTGTCTTCCGCCTCGTCCGCTTCGTCCGGTTCCAGCTTCATCAGTTTCGCTGCCCAACTGTGTCGGGTCGGCATCTGTGCTATCTGCTGCACTCTCGCTTGATTGATTTCTAACATAATCTTTTACAATATTATATGCTATTGTGGCAGCAACA